GTTTTACCACCCCCACATTTTAATGATATTAATCCCCCACCTTTTTCTAAACAAGCTTGTTTATATAAATCAATAATAGGTTCTTGTTCTTTTCTTAAAGATCCATTAAATGATATATCTATATCTTGCCCTTCATCTATTTTAGATTTATCAGGTTTGCCAAAGATATCATAAGCATAGAATCTTGGAATATATATTGAATTCGGTGATTCCATATACAATGAAAATCTCTTTTCTGAACCGTTTCCGAAATCTCCGACAACATAAGGATTTACTGTCAAATCGGATTTTATATCTTTTAATTCTTTTTGTGTTAAATCATTTTTTTTAATTTTGTAACCATTACGTGAAAGTGTAGTTTGAACCATAATCTATTAAATATACTAATGTAATATTTAAATGATAATATCAAATTTAAATCTAAATAAAATATAATTTTCTAATATCCATGATATGTTCTCTACAGATAGGGCATTTATTATGATTCACATTATTTATTATATTTGAAGATTTATCTAAACATTTTCTACACGCTGTATGACCACAAGGATTACAATAACTATCTATTTTATCTGTAATACATATCGGACATATCGCAGACGTATTATAACTATTGATAGTATTTATTAAATATATATGTTTATTAAGAAGTTTTCTTTTTTGAATATATTCTTCTTTGATAACACTTAATTTATCATTTTCATTAATAGTTTTTATATAATCTTTTAATGAATCAATAATATTTTTCGTACTACTATCTGAATCGTATTCTTTACTACAAGTTTTAATTAATTGAATACTATTATTTATTTTTTGTATATTTTCTTGAGTAGTCTTTGAAGCATCTTCATATTTTTGATAAGCGATATCTAAATCCTTTTGTAGGATACCAAAGTTTTTAGTGAATCCTTTTAATTTAGAAATGATATCATCTATTTCTTCACATTCAAATTCTTTATCATCAATAGGTAAAATATCTTTATCATTTAAAATATTTATTAAATTTTCTCTTATTTGAATAGATTCATCGGTTAAATTATTCGCAATACATACAGGTTCAGTAATATTATTACCGATAGTATTTATACCACTAAACATTTCCAGTGGTTCGTCATCGTAATTTAATGAAGAAAAATTCATTAGTATTATCTATTTTAATAATTATATTCTTTAAACTAATTTATTAGATATTATATTATGTTATACATATTCGGTTTAATAATATTATTGTGTATATTTTCTTACGTTTTCAAAGAAGGTTATTTAAATTATCAGGAATTATCTATTAAGGGTTCAGTAAATAATTGCCCACAGATACACGCTGATAATTATCAAAAAATTTTAATGAATACTCAAACAATTCAACCGTTTGGATATACTAAAAATGAATTATTTCATATGACACGATTTATAAAAACAGATGTTCCATTACCGACTGATCCAGATTTATTTAAGCATATTTAAATATTAGTAACTATAAATATGAAATTAGAAGATTTTATAGATTTTCACGTTTTATTTATGACAATATGTGTGTTAATCGCATATGAATATATAATGAATGGTACAAATATAATAGTTGAGAAAAAAATAAATGATAAATAATTTATCTTCTTCTTCTTGTTTTAGATCTTTTACGAGATTTTTTGCTCTGCTTGCGCTTAGATTTTCTGATCTGCTTACGCTTGGATTTTCTACGCTTACGTCTGCCCCCACCTTGACGCTTCCAGATGTCAACGCCCACAAGAAAACCTTCCGCCGCGGCTTTGGTACGCGCAGCTGGATTGTGGCGCAGGAACGCTTTCCACTGTGGTATGCTGATGAAAAACCCGTTGCGCGGATCGACCTCCTCCCGCGTCCATTGTTCCTTCTGCCAGCGCTCCTCCCGCGTCAATGTTTCCTCCTGCGAGCGCATGCCCGGAGCCGGAGCCGGAGCTGTAGCCGGAGCTGTAGCCGGAACCGGAGCCGGAGCTGTAGCCGCTGCCACTTCGGTGTCGGGTTCTTTCCTCTTATTTTCGGCTTTCATTAATTTATAATAATAAATTAGAAAAAAATAATAGATATATCATAAATGAAGGAATCATTAAAAACAATCTTTTCAATACTTTTAGGATTTTTCTTTGTAAAATTTATCTTTTCACAATGTAATCGTTTACAGATTGTTCAAGTTTAAATTTTAATTGTTTAAATATTATAAATTTTTTATGAATACTTTTTAATCATGTCAAATATCTTTTTTGATTCGGTAAAAAAAGATAATGTTAAAGATGAAGATTATATTTCATTAAATGATACAAGTGATTTAACTCGTTTAGCTTATAGTAATAAATCCTCTGATATTCCATTAAGAAATAATTCATTAACCGATAGGTTTGAAACGGATACATTTATTAATAATAAAGAAAGTTTTGAGAGTAATAATTCACGGATTAATAGTTTAAATGAAGAAATAAGAGAATTAAAAATGAAATGTAGGGAAATCTATGAAAAAGATGAAATGATAAAATCATTACGTAAAGAATGTGGTGATCTAAATGAATCATTAAATGATTATGAAAAATGTAAAGGTGAGAATAATTTCTTAAGAAAAGAAAATATGAGTCTCAAAGATGAAATAAAATCTTTAAAAGATGAAATTTATTCATTAAAAAATAATAAAACTGAAACTGAAAAGGAATCATCTAATGATGATAAAATAGAGATTGATGTAGATAAAATAAAAAATATTTTATCTAACCGATTAAAAGATACACATGAAAAACATATTGATGATTTAATAGACGAATATAAATTAAAAGATTGTAAAATAATAAATAAAAGTGTTATGGAAGAAATATTATATAAAGCAATTCACCTATAAATTATTATTTAAGATTTAAGATAAATACAGTTGATAATAAACCACTACCTAATCCAATGATAATAAATACAAATAATTTATAAACAGGGTTTTTAATATATGATAACATATTAATAAGGAAACATGTGGCTATTATAGATTGTAATCCACCATATTTTTCGAATTTACATAAAAATTTTTCTACATCATCTTCATCTTTATCTTTAGAGATATCTTTATTCGTTTTTAAACTACAATCTTGAACAAAAATAGTTCTCATCCAGAATGAAAATCCTATCACGAATATTAACATTATATAAATGGGTATTGTGCTTTCACCATAGTAAGAACTTATAAAAGCATATAATATTAATATTAAATAAAATGCTATTGGCATAACAAGTCTACCTGTTAAAATATCACTTTTACTATCTCCTAACATGAAATTTGCTAATAGCGATTCTGGATTAATACTATATTCTTCATCGGAAGATAATGATACCAGACCATTTACTAATTCGGTAAAGAAGGGTAATATAAATGGTAACATTACAACAAAATTTTGAGGATTTATTTTCCAAGTAGATAAATCACCCCCTTTATCTAATAAATTTTGTATTAATACAACAATTACAATAATTGTAGTTAAATACATAATTCTATAAAGATAATATTGATTTTTACTAAAATTTTTAGTTCTCGGTATAGTAATACTACACTCTTTATCTGTCTTTTTGGATGATACTTGCCATTGATAAAATGTGTATCCGTAAATAGCTATTATATATAATCCATAAACTAATAACATAGGGGTGTCTCCAAGTTTATCTTTTATAGGCCCTCTTAATGAGAATATTCCAGATATTATAAATATAGATACTAATGTCATATTATTTTCATTATCAAGTTCATTATCACTATAAATTATAAATATCAAAACTAATAATACGATTATACTTTGTAATAAATAATTTCCAAATTGTTTTAGTTTTTCACCCATTTATATATTAAATAGATAATATAAAAAAGTAATAAATTTATAAAAAAAAGGTCTTGCCGGGATTTGAACCCAGATCATTGGATTCAAAGTCCAAACCAATTACACCACAAGACCATTTATTCACCACCAGATTCGAACTGGAGAACTATTAACCTATTGGATTAATCGCTTTACCATTTAAGCTAGTGAAATTTAAATAATAAAATTAATATTGATAGCGGTGGGATTCGAACCCACGAAGCATAATGCAAGAGATCTTGAGTCTCTCCCCTTTGACCGCTCGGGAACGCTACCATTGATCGTAAAGATCATTTTACCCTATGTGGGACTCGAACCCACAACCTTCAGATTAGAAGTCTGACGCGCTATCCAGTTGCGCTAATAGGGCTTTTGCTCTATCCTATAGAGACTTATGCTCTATCCTATAGAGACTTATGCTAGAGGTGGGATTTGAACCCACGAAGCGTGACGCAATAGATCTTAAGTCTATCCCCTTTGACCGGACTCGGGAACCCTAGCAAATATATGAATATCGGATTATTTAATAAAAGAAGATAACCAATATTCTCCGGACCATATATATGGACTATGACGATAAGATACTTTTTCTTACCGAGTTTTTAAAGGAAACTACCCTTTCTCCTCCAGCTGGGTTCGAACCAGCGACCTATCGGTTAACAGCCGAGCGCTCTGCCTACTGAGCTATAGAGGAATATTCCCATACCGGGACTTGAACCCGGGCTGCCTGGGTGAAAACCAGGTGTCATAACCCCTAGACTATATGGGAAAGTATCACGAGGGGGATTTGAACCCCCGACCACTCGGTTAAAAGCCGAGCGCTCTAAACCAGACTGAGCTACCGTGACAAATGTCATTTATAGACGGACAAGTCTTTTATCACGAGAGGGATTCGAACCCCCGACCACATGGTTAAAAGCCATGCGCTCTAAACCAGACTGAGCTACCGTGACAAAGTATCCTGAGCGGGGCTCGAACCCGCGACTTCGAGCTCATAAGACTCGCGCTCTAACCAACTGAGCTACCAGGACATTTAATTACAATCTAAATTTATAAAATATACAAATCAAATTTAATATTAAAATATTATCATTAAGAACTTTTAAAGTTCTTATTTCTCTACAATTACTCTTATAATTTATTCTTTAAATAAAAATCTAAAATTTAAACTTAATAATTATTCATAGATAAAAATTTATCTGAAATGAACAATTTAATCTTCTTTAAAATCTCTAAACATATAAAAATTTGATTTCATCAAAGATTACTTTAATCAAGAAAAATAACCAGTCTTATAAGAACAATTTGATATATTTATTTAACCGAGAAAACAAAAGCAACTAGGCACAGCAACAGGCAGCATCATGACGTCTCTTACTTACGAACTCAACGGTCGCAATGGTCATTCGGTTTCTCCGAAGGACATCGGACTCATCATCGGAAAGGGTGCTTCCGGTCTCAAGAGGGTAATTTCGGGTTCTTGGATGATGTATGAGCGTCTACAGAGTTCGGACAAGCGTGTAGATGAAGAAAAGCCGAAGTTGAGGATTGTTCTTAAGGATCATGATGGAGGTATCAGTGTAGAGATTATTTCCGCATCAGAAACAATGCAAAAGCTTGCCCAAAAGTCCCTAGACAAGAGCGTTGAGTTTATGTCGAAGAAGCGCGTCCACGACACTCTCAAGACTGAATATTTTCTAATTGATTTTCCCGAGCGTCTATTGGGAAAGCTTATCGGTAAGAGTGGCGCGGGCCTAAAGCGTCTTCAGAATGATATCATTTATGCTGATAAGAAGGTTCAGATACATAAGGATGATGTAGCAACAGCAAAGACAGCACGTATTCGTGTAGATTCACTAGATGTCGGTCCAGATGAAGATGGAAAGAGCGCAAATATCATTGAGAAGGGTGGATCCCCTAACACAAGTTTCCTCGGATGGCCCCCAGCACTACACGATGATTATGAAAATTATATCAAGTTAACTCTTTCTTTCAAAAGAGATGCGAAACCCTTTACCGATAAGAGTCTTTACATTGAGCGTTTTACAAACACCATTATGGAACGTATTTCACAAATCAAGGATGAAGATAGCGATCAAATGGATGAAATCAATGAGTGTCTAGGGTTTGATTAAGTATGTCTAAAGATAATTAAAATTAAACATTTTATCAACCTTTTTAGTTAAACCAGTATTCATTATTATTTTTTGTCCAAATATCATCATCCCATCAGTAGTAAAAATATTTTTTATGAAATTATCTGAACAATATTTATTATCTCTACCACATGTACATTTAATAAAACCATCACCATTTAAACCATTATATACACCATTCGGAAAACATGGATCTGCTTCATTAAATTCTCTACTTTTCATATTATCTCTGTAAACACAACCGATACATTTCTGAATACATTTACCAGAAACTAAATCTCTACTATAACCTTCGGGACATTCTCCTTTTGGTATAGATGATTCACCTAAACCATTATCGGTAATAAATTGATTCTGAAATCCTTCTACGCCATAACTATTCATAGTATTTGATGGTTTTTTAATAATATTTGGTTTATCTGAAAAACTATTCACATTATGATTATCAACATTATAATATGAAAATCCTCTCTGAATAACAATATCATTCATTCTTGCCGTTTCTTTTACATCTTCGGGCATTTCTTGTCTCATA